AATTATGGCTCCAGAGACTTCTTCAGCAGATGCTATCTTGTCATTGGTTAAGCCAAGCATTGCTAAAGCTCTTCCAACAGCAGATGTTTCAGCGTTTTCTAACGCAGAAGTTTGATTGATACGACTAGCAGCTCTTAATTCCTCTGCTAATCCAGTAGATACAAGCTTTCCATCAATAAATACTTCAGATCTAACGATCACTTTTTTTTCGTCTTGATGAATTATTGATGATTGTATTGTAGCTGCTGTACCTAAATTTCTTCTTAATATTCCAATCCGCAAAGCAACTGTTGCGTAATCGTTGTTGTGTATTTTAATAGTCTGACCATTCAAAGACTTTTTAAAGTCGTTAATAGTAGAGACTAATTTATCAGATGACATATGTAATAACCTCCTATGATTAGTGTTGTGACATTGATTAGTTTCAGAGACATTAGATGTTACTCCAAATCTTTTTTGCTCTTGCAAAGTGTTTAGCTCCAATATTCCAGTAGAACATATGATCAAAGTTAGGTTCAACATCTTTAGCAATTTCAGCTAGGATCATGTCAGGCTCTTCAAGATCTATGTATCTGGATAATAATCGTTCTTTACGAATACAATTAGAAACTAACTGTTCGTAATAATTTTTTAAATTTTGTGGTTCTAAATCTGCACAATTTTTTTCTGTGTAAATTATAAAATCATCCTCAGTTAGGTAAATGAGATACGGAGATACCGTCATTTTTTTTCTTAGGCTGAAACAATAAAAAGCCAACTGCTGAAGATGATTTATATTTGGTGTGGATGGTAATTTTGCCGATGCAAACGACATAGTACCATCCTTCTTTACACGACCAGCTCTGCTCCAGGATGTCTTAAGTTCACAGACCGAAAGGAACGGAGCATCAGTACCATGATCGTCTGATGACGCTGCAACACCTCGCGATGAAGCATTAAAATCTGTGAAATGTAAGTCAGTCCTTCCCACAATCGGAAGTGAAAGTCTGTCGTCAATATGATTGATGCTATCTTCTGCAACAACCTTGTTTGAATTTTGTATTCCTAATTTTTCAAAAGCTAAATAACCTTGTTGTATTGTTTGAGGTATTGTTTCGCAGTAATGTTCTTTTTTAGCTCTATCTTTTTCATTAACTGGAATGTACTCCATAAATTTTTCCATTGCTTTTGCAATAGCTTCATCTTTAGAAAGTTTTGTATTTTTGTGTGGTGCAAGTTTTCTTTGATTAGGATTAAAGGACCAGATGTCATGTGAGTAATGAAATTGTATTGCGTCATTGGTCGCTACACCAGCCGCCATGTTAGCGTTACCTTCAAATTCTCTTCTTTGTTCTTGTGTAGAAAATAAATATCTAAAAGCATAAATACCTAAAGGCATAGAGCTTGAAGTGGGGGAGTGATGATTGATTTGTAAAAGTTCGTTAAGTTTTTGAAAACCGTCTTGCTGTAAAGTTTCTAAAGGATCTATTATTTGTGTTTGTTTAATCATGGAGTAGTGATACTCCGACAAAAACTTTTATAATATGTGAGCTTGGTTTGTTTTGTTTGACTTCTTACTTAACTGAGTTTTTTTTCTTTGGATAAGTTTCCGTAGTTTCCTCTGTTTCCGCTTCTTGGAACATCGTTTGTTTTAGCCAATTTATTACAGATTGTCTTTGATAAAGGATAACTAGACCATCTTTTAAAAACATTGGACCTCTTAATTTACCTTCATCAATACTTACAGATCTAAAGTTTTCTAACATATCTTTATCAAGTCCAAATTCCGCCTCTACATCTTTAGGTCTTAAAAAAGATTTTAATTGAATAAGAGTGTAGTCTTTAATAATCATTTCTTATGAATATACTCCTCATCTGATAGACCTGGCTCATCCATTTGATCTTGTAATCTCTCAATAGCATCACTAACAATTTTTTCTTCTTCAGCTGACAACTCTGCTTTTATTCTTTTAGCTTCATCTTTTATATTTATTTTTTTTTCAAACTTTGCTTTACCATAAGCAGCTGTACTAATAACTGATTGGAGTTTTTCATCAGCAGCAATTAAGGCTTTTAATTTTTGATGGTTCATGTGATCTATGTAATCATCTGTACCAGGCTCATCGGCCATATAATAATCTAAGTTATCTTTTACCTTTGATAACATTTGCTGATTTTTAAATTCTTTTAATAAAGATATTTCATCACTTCTATTTTGTGTATAAATTTCGTTGTAAGCTTTTTGTATAGATGTTTTTTTTGAAGAATAAACTTCTATTGGATCTATTATTGAAACAACTGGAGCAACAAAAGTTGGACTGATACCGTCAATGACTACTCTTTGATCTTCTGTTACACCAACAAAATCATCATAACTATTTATATCTTCATCTGGAGTAATACCTGATATATCTATGACCGATGGATCTAAACTATGTATATCTATTGTTTTTCCATCTTTATTTTTTTTGTAAATACCAATAAAATATCTTTGTCTAATTTCATTATCTCTAAAATTTTTTAAATTAACTCCAACTACAACTATTTGATCTTCTAAAACTATTGGTTTGTTTGAATTATAATAAAAAGCTATTTGACCGTGTAAGTGACTATTTGTATTATCAAATTTAATTGCTTTAATATCAGGTCTATAAATTTCTCTTGGACATTCAACAACACCTAAATTTTCACTTGCAATTATTTCTGATTGTAAAACAGAAAGTCTTTCAATTGATCCTTGTTCCAAAGTATCAGTAGAACCCCAGACTGGAATTACTAAATCATTAAATAAAATTTTAGCTGGATCACATCCTAAAACTTTTGCATACTTCACAGCTATATCTCTTGAAATTTCTGTCTCTCCGCTTAGGTGTCTATAAAGAGTTGCTTCATTAACACCAGCTAGTGTTGCTAAATCTTTTTTTTGAATATCATTTTCTGACATCAATCTTTGTAATAAATTTTTTGGATGTTCTATATCAAAAATTCCGTAATTATTATTTTTATATAAACCTAAATTTAAAATAGTTTTATTTTTGCTTGGCTTATTTAATAAGTGCATCAATGATTTTTGCCATTCATTATTAAATTTTGTAGATAAACTTAGACTTATTTTTGACGCTTGTTTGGCAGCTGCTTCATAAACTAAATCTGATGTACCTTGAATTACTCTGACAACAATTTCTCGGCTGTTTAACATTGTGTCTAATGCTTCTTTAATTGATTTATCTCTTTTAATTGGAGATTTAATTTTATAAAATTTAAACTTAACTGTTGCTGCAACAACATTTTCTAACAATTTCATTTCAATTTCTGGAAGTTCTTTTGTATCTACGAATGTTGAAACTAATGCTCTTTCTTGATGCCTATCTTTTAACTTAGGTTCAAATTCATTTCTAAATTTCATTTATAGGTTTTTATACAATTTTCGCAGTTTTGCAAGTTATGTTTTGATTTATGCACAACTTTTCTCTTGCTTATCTATTCTCGTCATATAATGGCTATTTATATGGTTAAAAAGGTCTATTTCAAAGGAGTTAAATTCTCTGGTTATAGTAACTGGCATCGGTCTGAGACGCATAATTGCTTAGGTTTTAGCGATATTGACCAGGTTTCAACTTGTAATGCTTGCCTAAAACCTCTGTTTTTAGCGGAAACTGTATTTGATAATGGTCAAGGCTGGAATAAACCTCATAAAGTAACCAAAAAATTAGCTGAAATGGCTGGAATACCAGCATTTATTGTTTGGTATAAATTAATTAAGGACCAGATGGCTTATGTCCATGTCAAAAAAATAGCACCAGATTATAAGGATGGCTACGCATCAGATCCAATAAAATTAGATCCTGATCAATGGCTTCAGTTCCTGGAACATAAGCAAGTAGAGCATTATCCAGATTGCACAAAACAAAGTTTCTTTAATAAAAAATTAATCGAAGATCCAATAGCTAAAAGGAGAAAAGCATTTGCGCCAATTTTATATAAGTGATCCTAGAATGTTTGATCTTAAAATTTCAAACTTTGATTTTAAATTATATTCTTATCTTTGCAAAAACTATGATCTTAAACGATTAACACCGTTTGTAAGAATGATTGATTGTGCGGACCATATGATAGTTCCGCTGCCAAAGATTAAGGAAGCTCTACAAAGATTATCTATTCTAAATATTGATTACAAACCGTTAATTACACATAAGAATTTTACGTACTTTGATATGCCTAGATACAAACATTTTCTTGAGACAATAAAGTTTCAAAAGAATTTTAGTAATAAAGGTTTCAACAAAGTTAAACAAAATATCTATACTTATCAAAATGGTTCTTACTAATGACTATTGAAGTTCAACTTAAAACCGCTGTATATGCTTTTACAAACCTTGTCAGTTTAATTGATGAGGCAGCAAGGACAGAACGTTTTTTAAGCAAACCAAAGCCTCCTAGAGCTGCTAGTATGTATGATTTGCTCCAGACAACATATATGCAAGGTGACTGGGCTTATTACGAAAAGCAATTACTAAAGTTAAGAGCAACACCAAGACAAATAACTAGGTGGGAGTTTGCGATAGAAGCATTGTTGGCGGTGGATACAGACATTTCAAAAGATCCTATACTTGATAAACAAATTATTTGGATGAAAGCTAACAGATTTAAATGGACAATGATTGCTAAACATTTTGGTTTTACAAGACATCAGGTAAGAAATAGGTATGAGAAAGTCCTAACTAAGTTGTGTAATAAAATTAAAAATAATCAAAAAAAGTATTGCAAATTAAACGCTATATTGTACTTAATTAGTTAATCTTCAAATCTTTTTATAAAAATAATATCTCCTATAAACAAAGTTATAATACGTTATTGAATATCTATCCTGGTGCAGTATAATCATAACTATATAGCTTTTATATAAAACCGTACTAGAACGGATTTCAATAAATATAAATATTCCTAAAACCGTTAATGGCTGCAAGACATAAATACAGACTGCAATGTCAGACAATAAATAAACAGAATAAACTTCCTTGTAAGGCATCAGGTATCTTAATGAAGAATGGAAACGTAAGATGCAGAATGCACGGAGGATGGTCTACTGGACCTAAAACACCAGAAGGTAAAGCTAAAGCATTGCTAAACCTAAAACAGAATAAAAATGACCAAGAAACTAGAATTAACAGTAGCAATAGCTGACGATATTGAACGATTACTAATGAATGGAACTAGCCTTGTTGCTATTTGCCAAACCAAAGGTAGTCCATCATTATCTAAAGTTTACGACTGGATGCGTACAGATAAAGAGTTCTCAAACAAGATTATGAATGCTCGTAAGATAGCTGCACAAACATATCTTGATAAGATGATTATTGAGTTAGAGAATGCAGATGCGAAGAACATAGCTGTAACACGTGAGAAGCTAATACATTACCGTTGGCTCAGCAGTAAGCTGATCAGTATCTATGGAGACAAACAACAAGTTGAAGTAGATCAGAAGATTGACATTACTTGGCACAATCCTAATGAGGATAAGACATTTGAGAATGAGATAAAGAACGTTAGTGAGGTGGGTAGCTAACACACAAACATAGTTGTTGCGCACGACATGAGGTACGGAAAATACTAGATAAGTAGAGATTAGCACACATACCAGCACATTATTTTAAATAAGCTTTTGTTTCTGTGGATAGAGCATCGGTTAATATAAATATGCTTTAGTTTTCCAGGAAGTTTTCTACGTTTTTTGCAGAGGACCATATGCCAAAAGTTAGGCGCCAGGTCTATTACATAAATCATCGGTAATTTAAACAAACAGACATGAACAAGTTTATCAAAGACAAATATAAGAATGTGACCGCTATAAGCTTCAAGGCTTATGACAACGAATTACTAATAAGCTTTTCAGGATTTGAAGAAGAAGAAGAT